CCCCGGCCCGAACAGGGCCAGAAAGTGCTGCGCTACTTAAAGCGAAAGGCCGTCGGGCGCAAAAACGCTATCCGAGCCAGGGATCTGGCGCGCATCCTGGGCATGCCCGAGCGGAACGTGCGGGCGGTGATTCACGAGCTGCGCTGCCTGGGGGCGCCGGTGGGTTCGGCGGTGGAGCCGCCGACGGGGTTTTACATCCCTGCCGACCGGGAGGAAGCGGACGTTTGTTCCCGGCACCTCTGGGCCAGGGTGGCGGAGATCGCCCGGGTGGCCCGGGCCTTCGACCGGGCGGCGGAAGGCCTGGGCTTGCGGCGGGGGCAGATGGAACAGATCACATTTGTTTTTGGAGGTGAAAATGATGAAAGCCTATGATGCAAAGCCGAGGAGGAGCGCTTTTCCACGCGACTTAAGGGACGCCGGCCCGGCCGGGGAGGTGACGAAATACTGGGAACCGGGGGCGTTTACCTGGTACGGTCAGGAAGTTCAAGGCAGGAGAAACGGGTTTCATATTTCAATCAGTAAAAGGTATGTCAGAATTTCCGGGGGAGCCGCCGCGGCGGCCGGAATAGAACCCGGCGACCGCCTGGCCGTGGGGATCAACAGCAAGTTTTTGGCTGTGCGGAAAGGCGAAAACGGGATTCCGACGAGGCTGGAAAAAAAGGATAGCAGAACGGTTTTGCTCCTGGCGCGAGAAATGGTAAGAATACTGGTCGCCGCCGGCTGGCCCGTCCCCTGCTCCCTGCCCTGCTCCTGGGACGGAAAGAGCGGGATGCTGGTGGCCAGAAAGCCGGCGGCAAAGAATTTCGACCAGGTGGAAGAAAAGATCCCGGAAACTTCGGAGACCCCGGAGGTTTCCCGGCCAGAGGTGACCGGTTGATGGAGCTGGAGGAACTGCGCCGGCGGTACACTCCGGAGCAGCTGCGGCTGGTGGACCGGTACTTTGCGGTGCTGGCCCGAACGCGGAAGACCGGTAAAATTTCCCCGTCGGTGCTGGTCAGGGAGATGGCGTACTGGGCCCGGTTCCCGGCGGCGGTGGTAGCGGAGGCGCTGCAAATCCACGTCAAAAAATACCCGCAGAAAAAGGAGGCCTACACCCGCGGGATCATGCGGGAGTTGGCCCGGGAAAGGAGCAGTGGAAAGCGTGACGGAAACAGCCCGGACCGCGGCGGCTACGGAAGGGGCCGGTACGGAGGCCACTACCTGGACCCAGGCAAATTGCCCTTTTAAAGAGTGCAACGGCAGCGGCTGGGTGATGGTGGCGGATGAACAGGGAACCCGGGTGCGCCGCTGCCGGTGCGTCGCTTTGCGCGAGGAAAGGGAAAGAATCGAGCACCTGTTTAAGGCGGCCAGGGTACCCCGGCGCTACCGCGAGCGAAAGCTGGAAACCTTCGATCCCGCCTACCAGAAAGGGGCGTGGAAGATCGCCTGCCGCTACGTGGAGCAGTACAAAAACATCCGCCAGGAGAACAAAAACGGGCTTCTCTTCGTCGGTCCGCCCGGGACCGGCAAGAGCCACCTGGCCTACGGGATTTTGAACGCACTTTTGGCCAGAGGGGTGCCGGGGGTTTGCGGGAGCGTGCCGGAGCTTATGGACCTCCTGCGGCCCCAGGCCGGCCGGGGCGAGGAGGTCCGGGAGCGCCTGGAACTTTTAAAGACCTTAGAGCTGGTTGTGCTCGACGATCTGGGCGCGGAGAAAAGCAGCGAGTGGGTTACCGAACGGCTTTACGTCATTATCAACGCCCGCTACAACGAGATGCTGCCTACCATTATCACTTCTAATCTGGAGATGGAAGAATTGGAGACGTTCCCGGGCTGGGAGCGGATCGTCAGCCGGCTTTTCGAGATGTGCCACCTGGTGCGGGTGGACGGGCCGGACTACCGGAAGGAGGTCAGAAAGTGCAGAAAGTGAGGATATTTAGCGGCAGAGCGAGCGAAGACACCGGGCCGTGGCGGGTCAGGCCGGAAGAGATCGGCGCGGCCGTGGAAGCGGTAAGGCTGGCGGAAAACAGGTTTAACCAGGTTGTCGAAAAAGAACTGGTGGACGCCGCCTGCCTGGAACTGACGGCGGCGAAGACCAGGCTTAATTTCCTGCTCCGGCTGGCCCGGCTGCAAGGGAGGGAGAAAAAATGGGTCAACTAACGAAGCACAAAGTAATCAGTAAAGCCGGCAGTCTGACCATCCCGGCGGACATCCGAAGGGAATACAGCTTCCTGGCCGGCGAAGCGGTGGATATCACTGTAGACAATGGGCGGTTGGTAATAGGTCCCCATACACCGCGCTGCCTGTTCTGCCAGGGCCGGGAAAATGTAATCAAATACATGGGCAGGAACGTCTGCAGATCCTGCATAAACACGATGTCGAAGGATGTGGGAAATAATGAATGAATCTGTCATCAGGGCCAAGGTGGACGAATTTGTTAGGTGGGTTGATCTGGCGGCCGAAGCAAAAAAAGAAATCGAAAAAATGAAGGCCGAGTTTCAGAAGCATGCCGTGGAACTTATGAAGGACAAGAAGGTCAAGCAAGTAGAGTTTTGGGGAACCAAAAACGCCAAGGTGACGGTGACGACTACAGGAACCCTGAAGCTGGTGTCATACAGCTTACTGCAAAAGGTTTTTGGCGAAACCCTACTTAGGGACTTTGTAAAGGAGGATCCACAATATAAGCTTTCCGAACCATTTAAGCGCCTATTGGCCGCCATATTCCAGGGTGACTATATAGAGCAGCCGGTGGACGAGGTAATCGCCCAGGTCAGTGATGATGAGAAGATCAGGAAGACCCTGAAGAAAAAATTAAAAGGTAACTGGGATAAGGACATAGGAAACCTCAAAGCCATTGCTGGGCTGGGCGACAGGGAAGCAGAACACTTCGCCTATTTTATCCAGGAAGCTATGAACTACGAAAAGATAGCGTACCTTCTGGAGGCTGCCGGCTATCCACGAAACAGCGACGAATTCGAAAAGGCCCTGGACGGGATCAGGCACGCCGTGGTGGTTGAGGAAGGCATCAAGGTAGGCCTGGAAACCGAAGAGATAAAGGAGGGATAGCCGTGGACCGGAAGCTCAATACGATCCTGGAAGTTATGGCTTTAATATTTATCGGCTTTGCGTCCGGCTACCTGACGGCGGCCTGCGTGGCGGCGAAACACTGGGGCGGGCTCCCTTAAGGGGGTGCCGCCCGTGGCCAAAAAACAGGTAACGGTTATTCTCAAAGATCATTATATCACCCGCTATTGGGAACGGGTGGGCCGCGCCCCTCCCCGCGCGCAACGGGCCTGGCTGGTCAGCAGCCTATGTTCAGGGAGGGCTAAACGGCAGAAAGACGGGAAGTTTAAAGTGAAATTGCGGGGCAGCCGCCACCAGGCGGTGCTGGCCAGGGAACACGGCGTGTGGGTGGCAATTACGGTGAAATGAAGGGGGATTGCCAAATGGGTCTTAAGGCTGCGCAAAGTCTTACGCCGGCGCAAAGAAGAAAGATCTTCGCGGTGGCCGGTGAGCTGGGCCTGGACAACGACCTGCTGCACGCCCTGGTCTACGGGGTGGCGGGCAAGGAGCACATTTCGGATTTAAGCAAAAAAGAGGCCGGGTGGGTGATTGACGAGCTGGAAAGGCGGGCCAACCGTTCCCGGACGGTGGTTCTCCCTACCGGCAGGAAAGTGCCCCTGGCTACGAAAAAGCAGCACTGGAAAATAAAGCAGTTGGTGCAGCAACTGGGCTGGGAAGATAATCCGAAGAGATTGCAGGGTTTCTGCAGAAAGTACGCCGGCGTGGACAACCCCCGCTGGCTGACCAAAGATCAGGCCTGGCGGTTGATCGAAGGGTTAAAGAGCTTGCTGCAGCGGGAGAAAAAGGCAGGAGGTCAAAAATTTGGTCAATAAAGAACAATTAATCTCTTTTTGCGCCGGGTGCGTGAAAGCAGACTGGGAAAATAACGTCTGCCTGGTCCTTTATTGCCCCCGAGAAGTCTGGTCAAACGGGGGGTGCTGGGCCAGGGACACCGATCCGGGCTTTTGGCCCCGGGTTAACCAGGAGATGATCCGTTACGCCCGCAGGAAAGGACGCAGCCCGCATTTTGAGGCGCTGATGGACCTGCCGGGAGATAAGCTCCTGGGGTGGTTGATGAGCACAAGGAATCCCGACTACCGGTCCAGGGAGCCAATTTTGCACCTCCCCGCCCCGCCGGCAAGAGGAAGCAATAATAAGAGCAAGCGCAAGAAAAATAAACCGGTCTGGTATAACTGCCGGCAGAAGTACCTGGAGGTATAAAATATTTAGCAGGAGTTAATACCCGGATGGTGAATATTACTAATATAAAAAGTTATGGGGGTGAATAAAAGGTGGAAAACGGACAATTTCAGGAGGTGGTTTTGGAGCGGCTGGACGCTCTTGAAAAGAGCTTTCAGGGATTACGGGGGGACGTCCAGGAGTTAAAAGGGGACGTCCAGGAGCTAAAGGGAGGTTTCCAGGAGCTAAAAGGGGACGTCCAGGAGCTAAAGGGAGGCTTCCAGGAGCTAAAGGGCGACGTAGAGGGATTAAAGGGTGACGTACAAGAGCTAAAGGGTGATGTAGAGGGATTAAAAGGGGATGTCCTGGAGTTAAAGGGGGGCTTACAAGGGTTAAAGGATGACCTCCAGGAGTTTAAGAAATATTCAATGATGCGTTTTGATCGCATCGAAGATACCCTTGCCGACCATACTAAAGTTCTTCACAGCATAACCGCCGCCCTGGTGAGCCTGAAAAAAGAGCAGTTGGGCCAGGCCATTGAAATTATGGAGATGCGCCAGGCTAAATGAAAATATGAAAAACACAAGGATTTTAAAGGGGTCATCAGTGCATGATCCCTTTAAAAATTTTTTGGAATAAAAAATTTTTGTAAAGGGGCTTGACACGATATAGGGAGCTATAGTAACATATGCGTAGTAATGGGTAATATTAAGGAGGTGCGACAAATATAAATGAAAAGCTTTTGACAAAAGAAGAGCTTTGCAAATGGTTACAAGTTAGCAAATCAACAATTGACAGATGGCGTAAAAGTGGTCTCCCGTTCATAAAAGCCGGTAAGCTTATCAGATTTGATAAGAATGAGGTTTCAAAATGGCTCAAGGAGAACGGGAAAAATTAAGGAAGCCGCTCCCGCCAAGGCAAATCGGCTTCCTCACCAAACAGCCTTCCAAGAAGGACTGCTCTAATATAGTATAGCATGGAGCAACCTCCTTGGCAAGGCGAAAAATAAGGAGGTTTATCGATGAATCAATGTTTAACAGTTCGGGAAGTTAATTTCAGTGGTGATACTCTATTGGCGGTTAAGGATGAAACAACTGGCAAAATTTTTGTGGCCATAAAATGGATTTGTAAAGCGCTAGGATTAACAACAGATCAGTCCAGAAAAGAAAGGCGAAGAATACAAGAAGATTTGGTGCTTTCTAAAGGTGGGTCAAAAATGACCCTCCCTACGAAAGGCGGAAAACAACAAGTTCTTTGTTTGGATATAGACTACCTGCCTCTGTGGCTAGCTAAGATCAACGTAAATATTATTAACAACCAGGAAATACAAAATAAGCTTTTAGAGTACCAACTTAAGGCAAAAGATGTTTTGGCCCAAGCATTTGTCCATAAACAACCTATGGAGCCCATGCCTTTGGAAGACCTGATCATTCTCCAGGCGCAGTCGGTAAAGGAGCTCAAAGCGCGGGTGGACCGGATTGAGGAAAAAGTGGACATTACCCAGGAGAAGGTTTTGAAGCTGGAAAAATCGACCGCTCGCAAGGCGCTGCCCGCTCCGGCCGATGAATCCGTCTCTCCTGCCCCGCCCGTGGACGGGCTTTCTTACCTGACCGCCACGCAGGTGGCCAGCGCCCTCGGGGTTTACTCCATGTCCTGGTCAGCGAAGCAGAGCAACAAGCGGGCATCCCGGCCGGTGCCGCACAGTATGCTGATCAACGCCCTGGCCAGGGAACTGAGACTGGGGGAACCGGATTACGTGATCTTCTTCAAGATTGACGGAGGCAAAAAAAGAACCTACTACCGCTATAATCCTTCGGCGGTGGAGAAGATCAAAGATTATCTGGCCAGTAAGGGGTACCCCAACAACTTAAAGGTAGACGGGCGGTATTACTGCTTACAGTACCTCCGCAAAGACAACGTCGTCCCTTTTCTGGAGGTGGGCGACAATGCAAAGTAACGTCGCGCACCTTAACCCTTCCCTGGCCGATCCAGAACTGCGGGCGATGATCAATGTCTTGTGCGAGATCTGGGAAAGCGAAGACCAGAACATGATCAAGTGGGCAAAAGTAGAGTTTGCGCGCAGCTTTTACGATTACCTGTACCCCCGGATAAGTCCACCTGTAAAAATGAGCAAAAGCAAGAGAAAGAAAAGGTAAAACAGGTAAACAGGCGTAATTGCCTGCAGAGCAGTTTTTCAAGCAAATTTCGCGCAATCAGGATTTGACCTATAGAGCGGCTTGACTTAAAATTATATTGACTCGTGCGCCCTTTTCCAGACAGCTGATGAAACTAAAATAAAAGGTTGCAACCAGGTGTCCGGCCGCGAAAGAATCGCGGCCGGGCGCTTTTTTATTCCGAGGGGGAAAACCTGTGCTGGAAGTGCAGTGGGTCCTGCAGACCGTGCTTTTGATCATGGTTTCGGCCATCGGCTATTTCTTAAAGAAAACTATGGATGAATTAAAAGAAAGCGATCGCGAAATCCGCCAGGAAGTGGATCAACTGCGCCGGGAAACCAGGGAAGAGATTGACGCCCTGCGCCAGGACACCGAGGACTTCAAGCAGAAGATGCCCTTTATTTACACTTTGAGGGAGGACAGTATCAGGTGGCAAGCAGCGGTGGATCATAAATTGGATAAAATTTACGAAGTGATCCATCAGATCTCCGAGAGGGGGAAGTAAGGTGCACGCCTTCATGAATAAAAGCATCCGGGGATATATCTTAAAGCTCGTTTTTGAGACCAGTTATCCCAAGCCGCTGGGGAGCAACATTATTGAGAGCTGCCTGATCCGGGTGGGAATGGGAATCAGTCCCCCTACCCTGGCCGGCCACCTCAGCTACCTGGAGGACCGCGGCTACATCGAAACCAAAGAGGTTTCCCTGGGGGAAGGGTTTGCGCCGATCGTTCTCGTTTCGCTTACTTCCAAGGGGATTGACCTGTTGGAGGGGACCACCAGTGATCCGGGCGTGAGCCTGGCGGGAGCTGGTGAGCGGTGAAGTACGCGAAGAAACGTCGTCATTATAAGGTTGAAAAACTCTCCTGCCGGGAAATAATCGACCGGATGCTGAGCGAGGGGTACACCTACGACGAGATCGCCGCGGCGGTGGCGGAAGCCGGGGAGAAAATCAGCACGTCGTCACTGGCCCGCTACCACAATTCCTTTGAGCTGGTGGCGGAAAACGTCCGCAAGACCAGGGAGCAGATGAAAGTTTTAATTGAAGCCGTCCGGGAGAGCCCCGGTACGGATCTGGCGGAAGTGGCCAACCAGGTGATGATGCAGGGGCTGGTGGAACGCCTCGCAAAGGCGAAGGGCGCCCGGGAATTCGACCAGCTTCCCCTGGACAAAGCCGGGCGGCTGGTGGCCGATCTGGAGCGCAGCGCGGTGGCCCGGGAAAAGCTTAAATTTGAGTTTGACCGGGGAGTGTCCGCAGCGGTGAAAAAAATCATTGAACAGTTGAGCGAGGAACTGAAAGACATGCCGGAAGTATTCCATCAAATTGTCTTCCAGGTGGAAAATATCAAAAAGGAATTGATCGCGTGATACCCCGTCCGGCGTGGGGGGATAAACATTGAAACAGAAAAGGGCCGGCAGCGAGTCCGGCTCCATCTTGCAAAGAATCGTCGGGGACACAGAGGGCTTGCGCCGGGCGGAAGAATGGGAATACAGCCTGCTCCGGCGCTACCTTGAACAACATCCGGATTTAAAAGAGCTTTACGAAAGCAAAAAGGCGCCGGTTTTCGGACCGGGGGGCCTGCGCTCGCGCCTGGGCGAAATCCACATGGATTACTTTGCCCAGGCGTATTTTCCGGAATATATTCCCACTCCTCCCCCGCCCTTTCACCAGGAGATGTTCGCCGACCTAAAGATGGTGGTCGAGAAAGGCGGCGGGAGCAGCATGGTCCGGGCCGCCCCCCGGGGCCACGCCAAGACCACCCTGTGGGACTTTGTATTTCCGCTCTGGGTCACGGTATACAAAAAGAAGCAGTATATCCTGATTATCTCGGATTCCTACGACCAGGCCCAGGGGTTTATCGCCAATATCAAAGAGGAGCTGGAGAATAACGAGCGGCTGATCGAGGACTTCGGGCAGCTCAAAGGCGAGGGCCGCTGGCAGGAAGGCAGCATCATCACGAAAAACAAGGTCAAGATCGAGGCCCTGGGCGCCGGGATGAAAATCCGCGGGCGCCGGAACAAGGCCCGGCGGCCGGACCTGATCATCTTAGACGATGTAGAAAACGACGAAAATACCGAAACCCCGGAGCAGCGCAAAAAGCTGAAAAACTGGTACAAGCGGGCCGTCCGGCGGGCCGGTGCCAAATATACGGACTTTGTTATCGTCGGCACGGTAATCCATGACGAGTCGCTGCTGGCCGATTTGCTGAAAACCCCCGGTTACAACGCCAAGAAGTACCAGGCGGTAATCAGGTTTGCCGAACGGGAAGACCTGTGGGACCAGTGGAAGAAAATCTTCACCGACCTTTCCCGGGAGGACCCGGAAGGCGACGCCCGGGCCTTCTTCGAGGAGCGCCGGGAGGAAATGCTCAAAGGGACGGAGATCCTCTGGGACAAGGGCAATCCCAATTTCCCGGACGGGTACTATAGCATCATGGTCGCCCGGGTGGTGGACGGCGAAGGGAGCTTTGCCAGCGAGCTGCAAAATGACCCCCGGAGTTCGGAAGAGAAATTCTTTAAGCCCCGGACCTACAGTGACGATCAGCTGCCGCCCTATCACCAGCTGGACGTCGTGATGACGGTGGATCCCAGCATGGGGCAGACCGATAAGTCGGACTTCTCGGCGATTATCGCCCTGGGGACGGAGAGAAAAAAGGGGCAAATGTATACACTGGTGGCCGACATCCAGCGCCGGCACCCGGATAAAATTATCGACGATTTGTTTACCCACGCGCAGCACCTGCTGCGCAGCGGGCTGAAACTGAGCGCGGTGGGCATCGAGGAAGTGCAGTTTCAGGCATTTTTCAAGGACGAATGCGCAAAGCGGGCCAAACAGCACCGGCTTCATCTGCCCATCGTGCCGGTCCGCAACCAGGTGGCGAAAGATTTGCGCATAGAATCAATGGAGCCCAGTATCAACAACGGCTATGTATTGATTCACGAAAAGCATACCCTACTGCTTAGCCAGCTTGAAAATTATCCGAAAGCAAAGAAGGACGGCCCCGACGCCCTGGAGATGGCCATCAGGCTGGCCAGGGAGAAGCGGCCGATTGACCAGGGGCTGGTGGATGTGCTGAAAAGACTCCGGATCTACGGTGAGTTTAAATGAAAAAATGGCTGAAAAGAGCAGCTGGCGAGATTTCAAAGCTGCGGAACATGTTTACTTCGTTCTGGACGTTGCGGACCGGCTCGTATTTTGCGGCCTATAAGCTGGATTCCAGCCGGGTCGATTATGCCAAGGCCCGGGCGCTGTACGAGAATACTGACGACAATTACAAGCTGGGCGCCGGCTTCGCCAGGCCCATAATCAATACCACGGCGGGTTTCATGGGCGTGCCGCGGTTTAAGTCGGAAGACGAAACGGCCCAGAAAATCTTGGATGATTTTTTCAGCGCCAACACCTCCCGGATGATGCAGGTGCAGCGCAACGCCCTGCGGGACGGCGACTGGTTTGTCTGGATCACCCGGGAGGAAAACCACGAGCAGGCCCTTTATCCGGAGCAAAAGACCAGACTGGTCTTCAATATGCTGCCCCCGGAACAGGTTGTGGACATCATCACTGACCCCTTGACGGGTCGGGTCAAGGAATATGTCATCAAGGCGTCCCACGAGTGGCTGGACGAACAGGAAAATCCCAAAAAAACCTTGGTGACGCAGCGGGTTTCCGCAGTCAAACGGATCATCCGCATCTCAGGCGACATCCCTCCCGGGATGGATGCTTATCTGGAAGAAGACAATCCCTGGGGCTTCATCCCCATCGTTCACTTCAAAAACGAAGGTGATGAAACCAGGAAATACGGCCAGAGCGACCTTGAGCCCATTGAACCGTTCCTCAAGGCGTACCATGACGTGATGCTCCACGCGCTGCAGGGCAGCAAAATGCACAGCACGCCGCGGCTTAAGTTCAAAATTAAGGACCTGGCCGGCTTTCTGCAAAACAACTTCGGGATCACCGACCCGTATGCTTTCGCCAGCCAGGGCGGCACGATCAGCCTGGACGGGCACGAGTTCTTTCTGTTTACCGACGACGACGACGCCGAGTTTATCGAGGTTAAAAGCGCCATCGGCGACGCCACCGAACTGCTGAAGTTCTTGTTTTATTGTATCGTGGACACTTCGGAAACGCCGGAGTTCGCCTTTGGCGTGCACACCCCCAGCTCCTTGAGTTCGGTCAAGGAGCAGATGCCCATTCTGGTGAGAAAAATCGCCCGCAAGCGCGAACAGTTCACGGAGAGCTGGCAGCGCCTGGCCCGCATCGTGCTGGCCATGACGGCCCGGGCGGGAGAGGAAAAGGCCGGCACCTACGCCACGGTGCTGGAGTGGGACGAGGTTGACCCCAGGGACGAAAAGGAAGTGGCCGAGACTCTGGAAAAGGTAACCGCGGCCTTGAAGACCGCCCTGGAAGCAGAAATAATCAGCAATGAGGCCGCTGTGTCGTTTCTGGCCCGGTACATCGGCACGATGAATGACTACCTCAGCGACGACCCGGAGATCCCGGGGGAACGGGAGCGGATCATGCAGACCAGATTGGAGCGGATGCGGCTGGAAGACGCGCAGTTCCTGGATGAACAAAAGGCCGAAATCGACCGGGTGCTGCTCGGGGGTAACCGTTGATGCCCGGGGACGAAATCAAACAGATCAAAGACGCCGCCGGCGCGTATACCCGGTTTGCTCTGGAAGCCAGGAAAAAGTTCATCGCCATCCGGGAGCGCCAGGACACGGAGATAAAAAACCTGTATGTCCGCCTGGCGGACCGGGTGGCGGCGAAAGTGCGGGATGCGGCAAACCCCTTAAGACCTTCTCAAAAGAGACATTTAATGCAGGTTGAGCAGATGCTGCGGGCAGAGGCGGACAAACTGCGCGACGGCATAACCGGCGTCCTGCGCCGGGATATCCGGGAGGCGGTGGAGGCCGGCGCCGGCATATCCGCCGGAATTACCTTCAAGCTCCTGGAGGAGGGCGGGGTAAAGATTGACGACCACATCCGGGCGTCCTATTACCGGGTCAGCAACCGGGCGGTGGAAGCCATGTGGCGCCGGCACACCAAAGGGGTAAAACTATCCGAACGGATCTGGCAGCAGGGCGAAAGGGCCCGGCAAGCCCTCCGGCACATCCTGGAGGAAGCCGCGGCCGCCGGGCAGAGTGCCGTAGAAACGGCGAAAATGCTGCAGAAATACGTGCGGCAGGACGCCCTGACGCTGGCGAAAGACTATCCCAATATGATGAACCGGCTCCAGGGGGTTCCCAACGATCTTTCTTACGAGGCCCTGCGCCTGGCCCGCTCGGAAACCAGCCAGGCGTACTGGCAGGGCGCGATCGAGGCCGGGCGCAACTCGCCCAGCTACGTCGGCATGCGGTGGGTCTTGAGCAGCTCCCACCCGGTGGCGGATATCTGCGACGCCTACGCTGATCATGACGAGGGTCTGGGCCGCGGCGTCTACGCTCCGGGAAGCGAGCCGGGCTATCCGCATCCCAACTGCCTTTGTACGATTGTACCCGTGCACGAGCAGCCGGAAGACTTCTTGAGAAAGCTGAAAAAGTGGCAGGCGCAGGGGCCGGAACCGGAAACGCTGAAGATCGAAAACTGGTACCAGCGCGTGCACGGCAGGCCTTCGGGGGAAGTCAGAGGCTTGCCGGTGCATAACATGGCGCCCGGTTATTACGACGACGCGGCGGACCGGGAAGTGATCAGCCAGGCGCTGGCAAAACTGCCGGAAAATCACTTGAATATGCTCAAAGCGGCTGATGTCCGGATCGGAACCGGCTGGTCGGAAGATTTTTCCCGCTACGACAGGCTGGGGAAAATGTATTTATTGCCCAAAAACGTTGAAATAGACGATGTTTTACATGAGACCGGGCATGCCCTGGAGGACTTCCTTCAAGTTTACCGGATGAAGGAATTTGTAAAAGTCTTGGAGAATGGTATACCGCTGGAGGAAATGTCGCTGGGTAATTTTGTGCAGGAGACAGGTTTTCAAAAACCTTTCTTGCGTCTGGAACATAAGGAGATTAAAAAGTTTATCAGCGCTTATCAGGCCCGCCTTCAAGAAGAGTTGGGGCTGATCTATCAAAAAAATGGTAAGTGGCTGTTTAATCCGCAAAGTTTGGGTGAGTACTTTGCGGAGGGCTACCGGGAATATATTGATAATCCGGCAAATTTAAGGGCAAAAGATAATTTGCTCTACGAGTTTATCAGGAGGCTGATGGGCGATGCGGGAGAAACTTAAGATGCCTGACGATGCTCTTCAGCAGTTTCTAAAAGCCGGTACATTTGAAGAATGTATGGATATTTTAAAGGCAACTTTCCCCGGTTTTTATCCGGATATCCAATTAAATCAGCTTCCTGACGAAGTGAACCGGCACATGGTGGCAGTAATTAAAAAGAACGCCAGTGATCATTATAATCCACCCGGGGATCCAAAAGGGTTTTCCCGTATCCCGTGGGAATGAGAGCAGCAACATAATGGAGTAACCGCCGGGTAACGAGCCGGTAACGGCGGGGTAACGAGCCGGTAACGGACGGGTAACGGTAAAGCGGGACGGGTAACGATGGGGTAACGAGGGGAGGGAAAGGCAGGAATCCTTAGATATCAAGGAATAAAAGGCATTAGTAACGAGGGGGTAACGGCCAAATGATCATCCGGTAACGAGCGAAGAACAATTTAGTAACGAAGCTTGAAGAGCAAAAAACCCTTGTTTTTCAAGGGTTTTTCGTTTGCCCGCGGGAAGGAAGGGAATCCAATGCCGGCTAAAATGGTCAAGTTAATATGTGAACAATGTGGTAAAGAATTTGAAGTAGAGCAGTGGCGCACAAAAGAGCGGAATATAAGGTTTTGCTCATTGAAGTGTTGCAATCAATGGAGGCGAGGCAAAAGTTTTGAAAAACATACCAGTAAAATACGTAAGTGTGTATATTGCGGTAAGGATTTTGTGACTTTTATATCTAAGCTTCGTCGAGGCTGGGGTAAATACTGTTCAAAGGCCTGTAAAGATGCCGATTGCGAAGGCAGAACTAAACTTGGAAGGGGATATGTAGGCATTCTAAAACCAGATCACCCTCAAGCTAATTCACGTGGCTATATTATGGAGCATCGTCTCGTTATGGAAAAAATATTAGGCCGAAGGCTTTTACCTAATGAGGTTGTCCACCACATCAACGGTGATATTACCGATAATCGCCCCGAAAACCTTGAAGCATTGCCTTCGCAATCCGTGCATGTAGCTTTTCATAATAGATTGAGGTGTATGGGGGTAAGGCATAGTGCCGAAGCAATTTAAAATAAGCAGAACAGTAAGCAATAAATCTTGGGGTGATATTGACAAAACAGCATTGCGGGGTATGCTGGTGCAAGGTTTAGAAGAAGGTGTTGAGGGAGTCAGAGAAGCCATCCGCGAGGTCTACGCTGTAATTCGCGGAGACGACATAAAAGATGCTCCTAGTCAAAACTGGGTTATGCCTCACCACGAAGTTCACGAAGATGGAACAGTTGTGCTCAACCGCGACGGACTGGCGGCCGCGGCCGCGGCCTACGCCGGAGCCAGGTCGGAAACCGATCTGACCGGTCAGCAACGGGAAGTAGCGAGAGAACACCTTGCCCGCCACTACCGCGAACTGGGGATGCCCCTGCCGCCCGGCCTGGGCGGACAGGGCGAAATGGCCTCCGTGATGGCGGCGCTGACCGGCGAAATACGGGTGGAAGACATCCCGCTGGCGCCCTGGGTTGACCTGGCCGCCATTAAGGCGGGGGACCCCGATCCCCTGGAAGTGGTCGTGGAGGTGCCCGCCGGCAAATCGACGCGGGGCTGGAATTACCTGCCGAAAGCGCTGCAGCGGATCGTGGGCGAAGTGATGCGCCAGGGCCTGCCGGGTTTCCTGGGCCACCAGAAGCCGGAAGAAGTTGACTATCAGTTCCCGCTGCCGGTCACCCATTGGGTGGGCGCCAAGTGGGAAAACGGCAAGGCTTATTTCCGGGGGGTAATCGACCGCGCGGCTGCCGATTTAAAGCGCTGGATCAGGGCCAAAACGGTCAGGACAGTCAGCATTTTTGGCCTGCCGACCTTGCAGCGGGTGGCCGGGGAAACGCATGTAATCGACTTTAAACCGCTTTCGATCGACTGGACGCCCCTGGGCAGGGCCGGGATGCCTACAGCGATAGTCGCCATGGGCGAGATTGATGTGATTAAAAATTTAGAGGGAGGACAGAAGATGACCTGGAAAGAGCTCGTTGCGCAGTTGAAAACCATGCTGGCCTCGGGAGAGGTTACCCGGGCGCAGGTGGTCGGGGAGATGGGCTGGAAAGCGGCTGACCTGGCCGGGGAGCTGGACGCCAAGTGGTTTCAGGAAACAAAGGATAATGCGGAAATGCTGAACAAGGTCCGGGAGGCCCTCGGAATTACCGGGGAAATGGACCTGGTGGCCAGAGCGAATGAGGCTTTTGCTGCCCTGGAGGAAAAGAAAAAAGCCGCCCAGGCGGAATTAATTGACCAGGTTGTCAAGGAAAAGGTAAGCGGCGAAATGGCCCAATCCCTGGTTAAAAAAATGCTGGCCGTCCCGGAAGGAGCCACCAAGGAGCAGATCGCCGGAGAGATTGATAAAGTGATCAACGACCAGGCCGTAAAGGATGCTCTGAGCAAGCTGCACATCGACCGCCCCGCCTTCGTCATGCAGAAAGGAAAAGAGTCCGACGGCATGCTGGTTTCCAGGAAGGTGAGGATATGAGTCTGGTCAGGTTCAATCCCCAATCCCACTCCTTCGTCAGCAATGGCGCCGGCGGGAAATTTGAAAGCCGCCCCGTCAGCCGCCAGGGTATCGTCAAGAACACGCCGGTGCACCAGCCCGGGCCGAAGGTGCTGGCCGCCGGGAAACCGGCCGCGGCGGCGCGGCAAATTTTAAGCTAAGGAGGCAAGATCGTGGGCAGAAAAGTCAGTGACGGTAAATCGGTCAGGGTAAGCGTACCGGCGAGTACGGTCATCACAAAGGGCAATTTTTATCTTCTGGACGGTTTCCTGGGCATGGCGGTACAATCCCTGGAAACTGACGCCGACGGCAAGGTAATCAGCTTTAACGGCTTCACGGTACCGGCCGGATCGGTGCCTGCGGAAGTAGTCCTGAATATCGAAGAAGCCGAATATGAGACCAGCCAGATCACCGTGGCCGATGCTTTCAACAAGGGCGACAAGGTGTATTGGGATGCTGTCAACAAACTTCTAACGACGGCACCGAACAACGACGCCAGCGGAAACCCCCAGAACCGCCCGGTCGGCCGCGTGACCCAGGCCAAGGATGTAAACAACGTGGTCTGGTTTGTCCTCGGGCCGCAGGTCCAGGCACATGCTTAATGGAGGTGGAAAAGGTTGAAAATCATCAGCATTGAAACGCTGAAAGAAGAGCGCCGCCGGCAGAACGTCGAGGTGGACGTGCCTTTTATTCTTCCCGGGGGCAAGGTCGCCTTTGTCAAGAAAAAAATTGTCAACGGCGAAATGGAAACCTATGAGCTGGCCAAACCCATCGGTGAAATGATTACCACCCCCGCCGGGCTGGAGAGCATCGTTCAAAAGTCGGTCATTGATTTAGAGCTGGGCCGCGAAAGCGTTCCCCTGCTTTATACGCCGATTTACCGCCGGGTGGAGGACGCAAATTTCACTCAGTTTGTGGACGTGGCGCCCTTCATCAGGGTCAATGTGGTTTTCCTGGAGCACATGGAGTTGGGGGAAGTGAAGTTCGGTACCCGGAGGATCGGTCCCAAGGATACTGTGCCGATCGTAACATATGCGGCCGGCCTACAGTGGACCGAGGACATGGTGCTCTACGACAAGACCTGGGAGATGGCCGAGGCCAACCGGTCCTTCGGCGAGGCGTACAACGCCCTGCTGAACCACATTCACCTGTATCCCATCATCAGCTTTGCTTATGCGGCCAAGAACAGGACCGCCGCGGATACTACGGGGGCCACCTTGCTGGAGAAACTCCGCAATACCATCAAGGCGGGCCTGGTGCATGCGGCCCAGGACAAAAACACGGACACGAAAAGCCCGCGCCGGCCCAACATCTTGCTGGCCCATTCCAGCCGCCGCTGGGACATAGAGGAATGCCTGCAGCGCATGCAGATCGGCGGCACGGTCTATCCGGCCATCAGCCAGATCGACACCCTGATTTTCTACGACGGGTGGTCCACTGTAGTGGGAGAGAAAACTTACGAGTACCCCGGGGTGGATCCCGGAAAAGCCTATCTTATCGAAGGCCAGAAATACTTCCGGGAACTGATCAAGCACGACCTGCGCATCGACGCCTCCGGGGCCGACATTACCCGGCTGATTGAAGATGCAATTGTCGGCCGGGCCCGCCGGGGCGTGATCGCCTCACCCGCCAACGCGGTGGAGGAACTCACCTTGCCGGCTTAATTTACCATGCAGAGGAAGGCGGTATTAGATGACCCCCACCCCGGAATTGCGTACCAAACTGAGAAAATATCTGAACGAAACGATCCCCGCCGGCGGGACGGACGCGGATACCAGGTTCCTGGACACGGAACTGGACGAAATGCTGGCGGAGGCGGAAAATATCAATCAGGCGGCCGCCAAGGGTTGGGTCATCAAAGCCGGCCTGCTGCAGGGCGACATCGAGAGCTACAGCGTGGGCCATGAAAAATATGACCTGACCTCATTGAAAGACCAGCTGGCCCACGCCCTGGCCATGGCGGCCCAGTATGCCGCCCTGGCCGAGGAGAGCAGCAAAGTAAACACCGGCGTTATTTTGAAGCTAACCAGGCCGGAGGTGATCTGATGCCGGACCCGGTGACCAGGCGGCGCAACCATACCATCTGGTGCATCAGTCAGAACCCGGTAACCATTATTATCACCAGGACGGAAAAGGTGGAAGTGGGAGGCGGTTTTGCCGAGAACACGGCGCAGGTCGGTCCTTTTACCGTCCGGATTTTTCAGCAGGCGAACAAAAGCGGCGCCGGATTGGATAGTGAACTTGTCGGAACCAGGAGCGTTAACCCGAGCTGGGGGCTTTTGGCCGACTGGCAGGCCGACCTCCGGGCGGGCCCCAATGTCCGGGATGAATTTGAGGTTGCCGGCCTCGGCTTTTTTGTGATTAAGGCTGTGTATCCGCAAAAGATCCAGGGGCAGGTGGTCGGGTACCAGGCGGAACTGGAGAAGGTGAGTTGATGCTCGCGGAGAAAGCGGAAGAGTTCATCCGGCGCAAGCTGGCCGGAATGCACGCGCTGCTGCTTTCCTGGGCCGGGAAGCTGGAAGCCGACGCCAAGCAAAACGCGCCCTGGAATGACCGGACGGGACACGCCCGGCAGGCCATCCACGCCGGAGTGGAGGTTAATAACGAAGAATTTGTTTTATACCTCGCCCACGGCAAGGAGTATGGGACTTACCTGGAAACGGGCACGGGCGTCCACGGCCCGAATAAGGCGCCGTTTATTATCCGGCCGAAGGAGAAAAAGGCCTTGTATTGGGCCGGCGCGGAACATCCGGCAAAGAGGGTCACGCACCCGGGCATGAAGGCGCGGCCGGTCGTTGAGCCCACGCTTAAAGCCAATCTCGACCGCGTTAAAAAGACTGTCTTGGAATATTGGGAGGATTAAATCATGCGGGCGGCAATCAGGCAGCAGTTAATCGCCCAGATCCCGGAAGTCGGGGGCCGTGTTTACGAGCCGCACGCCGCCGGCGCCAAAACACCAAAACCCTATCTGGTGCTGCGGCAGGGCGCCGATAGCGAGGACACGCCCTGGACCGGGTTCAGGCGCATTATCGAGGTCTGGCCTTACTTGTCCCGCACCACGTTTGCAGATGTCGATGCCCTGGCGCAAAAGGTTGTTTCGGCGCTCGGCAACCAGCCGCTGACCACGGCGGCCGGCGAGGTTTTTACCTGCCAGTATCTCGGTTTGGCAAGCCCGGATGTTGTCGATGAGGAATGGGACGTTATTACCCGCGGGCTGCGCTTTGCCATCATAGCCCTGCAGCCGGTGGCGGTGCCGGAAACGGTGGCCAACGATCCGTGGCTGGAGGCCCTGGCAGTCTGGACCGGGACGATTTTAGGAGCGTCCTGGTCGGTGTATCGCAACCTTTGGCCCCTGGGGTATAAGCGGCCGGCAGTGATGTGGCGGCTGGACGGAATCGAGGCATTGGAAAAAGGCCGGGCAATGTTTGAGGTCCGCAAAAAATTCGCCGGCCACGTCATTGGCAGCACCCCGAATGAGCAGGTTGCGGGGGCGCTGACTGTTGCGCAGAAGCTCGGAGAGGTCGTTAAATTAGAGCTGGACGCGGCAAACCGGCGATACCTGACAGTGAACAGCCCAGCCGTGAATTACCGGGCAGATGCGCTGACCGCCGGGCAGGTATCGGTAGTTTTAAGCCGGATGACAGCCAGGCCGATCGACGAAGCGCCGCTTATTGCGGGCGTGCATTATACTGAAACAATAAGTTAGGAGTGAGAGGATGGCTGAGAAAAAGGAAGCTATGCAGGCTCCGAAATATCCCAAGGATGAGCTTCTGGCAAACGCCGAAACACTTTTCGGCGTAAAGCCGGAGGTTATCGCCGGGGCGGTGCACGGCAATGCTCAAGCAGAATTTACATTGGACGAGATGCGTAAACTGGTTAATGATTTCCTGAAGAGGAGGGTTAGCTGATGGCAGGAGGACAGTGGAGCCCGACTGAACTGCCGGTACTCCCCGGCCTTTATCTCAATTTTGTAGCTGCGGCCCTGGCGGCCATCCAGCCTGGCGCCCGGGGCGTGGTGGTGGCGCCAGTGAAGGCGCACTGGGGGCTGGTGCGGCAGTTTGTGGAGATTACCAGCGAAGCGGGGATTGCCGAAAACTATACCAACGATGAGACTAACGGGGCGACTGCTTACACCACCCTGCGGTTTGCCCTGCTGGGCGGCGCGAAGAAAATCTTGGCCTACCGGCTGGCGGACAGCAACGCAGCGGCGGCCACGGTGACCCTGAAAGACACCGCGACAACACCGGTCAATGTGCTGAAACTGGACGCCAGGTATCCCGGCGCTCGGGGCAATAACTTCAAGGTCGCGGTTCAGGTTAACCCGGTGGACAACACCAAAAAGGACATCAAACTGTATGAAGGCACTACGCTCCTGCGGACGTTTACTTTCACCAGCGGTACCATCCAGGCCGCGGCAGATGCGGTTAACAATGATTCCGGCAACAAATGGATCACTGCTACGGTGCTGGCGGCCGGCAACGGTACGCTGGCGGACATCGCCAATGCGCCCATGGCCGGCGGCAACTCCGGTATCGCAGCCATCGCAGCGGCGGATTACACCAATGCCCTGGCGGCCTTTGAGACGCAGGAATTTAACCTGCTGACCCTGGACGGCATCTCTGACCCGGCTATTCAGACCAGCGTGGTCTCCTGGGTGAGCCGGGTGCGCAACGAAGGTAAAGGAGTTATTGCAGTCCTGGGCGGCTCGGCGGCAGACGATACTGCATCCGATGCCGTATCCAAAGCCACGGCCCGGAGCGCCGGGTTTAACCATGAGGGCGTGGTCAATGTGGGGGACGGCGCTGTGCTGGACGGGGTAAGCTATTCCAGCGCCCAGGTTGCCGCCTACGTGGCCGGCCTGATCGCCGGGCAGAAGCTCAGCGAAGCGACGACCTATGCGGCTACGCCGTTTGACGATGTCACCCGGCGCTGGACCCGCTCCGAGATGGAGCAGGCAGTTACCGGCGGCGTATTCCTGCTTTTCCACGACGGCCGGATGGTGAAGGTCCTTCGGGGGATAAACTCTTTGGTAACCCTGCGCCAGGGACAGAATAACTCCTGGAAGAAAATCAGGACTATCCGGGTCATGGACAGCATCAACGCAGACCTGGTTCGAGCTGCAGAAGATAATTACATCGGCAAGGTGAATAACACTGAAGAAGGCCGATTGGCGCTTATAGGCGCCTGCAAGCAGTATATGCAGACCCTGGCCCAGGGTGGCGTGATCGAAGCTACCGGCTGGGACGTATACCTTGATCCTGCATACTATGGCCCGACAGCGACAATTACCCCGGAGCCGGATCAGGTCTATCTGAAGTGGGAAGCCAGGCTGACTGACGTTATGGAAATTATTCTCGGGACCTTTGTGGTTAAGTAAGGAGGTGGCATAGGTGGCAGGAATTGACCCCGGCCGGGTAATCAACGGTACATTCGGTTCTGTTTACCTGGACGGCAAATGGCTGACAAATTTTACCCGGTGCGAAATTAAAGACGAATACGAATGGACCGAGCTGAAGCTTTCCGGCGACCGGCGGACGAAACATAAGCTGGTCGGCGTAAAAGGCAGCGGCACTATCGCCGGCTACAAAGTGACCAGCGAGTTACAGAAGGCTCTGGTGGACAATCCGACCCGCAGTTTTGAAATCATCAGCAAGCTTGCAGATCCCGAGGCATACGGCAGCGAGCGGGTGCGGGTACCGCAGGTCAAGTTCAATGCGAACGTGATCGCGAACTGGAAAACAGGCGCAGTTATTGAAGAAGAATGGTCTTTCGTGTACGACGGCGAGCCGGAATTTGTTGATCCGATTGTGGCCGGTTAAGGAGGGTAATTTATGGAGCTTGAAAACCTAAATGAAGAACAGGCTTTGAGGGAACTGCTTGAAGAAGCCAAACGTGAAGAAATGGTGTACCTGCCCTTAAAAAACGGGAAAAAATTGCCTGTAACTCTCAGGGCTCTGACCGAGAAACAAATCTCCCAGATACGCGAGCGCTGCACAACCCGCGAAAAGGATCGCAGGGGAAGGATAACAGAGACCTTGGATGACGAGCAATTCAATGCGGCTCTCATTGTAGCCGCTACCGTAAAGCCTAACTGGGGTAACCCTAATATTTTGGCTGAGTATAAGTTGTCGGGGCCTGAAGAGGTAGTAAAGCAAATTGCCGCGGGTTACCTTGCTGCTCTTGGAGACAAGGTCCTTAAAATTTCGGGTTTTGATGTGGATATTGAAGACGTAAAAAACTGATTAAGTCCGGGGGCCTGGCGGGGATGTTGCACGCCTTGTTCGTGCGGCATCACCTGCGCCCCGGAGAGTTTTGGAATTTACCGCGGGGTGAGCAACTATTTCTGATGGCCAGCATGGAGCTGGAGCTGGAAGCGGAGCAAAAGGCCAGGAAGGAGGTGGATCGGCGTGGCTGAAAACGAGTTCTACAGGCTTGATCTTGTTGTTAATGTAACCGGCGACGAGCAGGCCAAAGGCAAACTGAAAGCAATGGACCGGTTTATCGAGCACACCCGCAAGCGCGGGGAAATGCTCAATCGAATGCAGGTCAGCCCCGCCGTTCGCCTGGTTGATCGCATTTCGGCCCCGCTGCGTACTATCCAAGCGAACCTTAATCGCCTATCTTCAGTAAAAAAGGTAACAATTGAAGCTATAGACCGAACTACCAATGTAATAAAACACATCACCGGTGCCCTGACCAGTCCCTTGGGCCTCCTGGGAGCCGGCGCCGGGATGGCTGGACTGATCGGTTTTCCGCTAAAGATGGCCGGCGAGATGGAGCAGGCAGGAATTGCAATGGAATTCTTTACTGGCAGCGTGGAAAAAGGACAGGAATTTCTCGAACGACTACAAGCTTTTGCTGCCAAAACGCCCTTTGAATTTCCGGACGTGCGACAAGCTGCAATTGGCCTGATGCCGCTTTATAAGAACATTTTCGGCGTGGATAAGGCGATGAACGAATCAATCCGCACCATCCGGGCCTTCGGCGATGCTGCCGGATTCACCGGCGCCGGGATAAACGGCATGAATCTTGCTCTGTTTGGGTTCAGGCAGATAGGCAGCATGGGTAAACTGGGAATGGAAGAACTGCGGCAGGTCACTGAAAATCTACTGATACCCATGGACATGGTCACAAAAGAATTGGGGTTAACCGGTGATCAACTGCAGGACCTGGGCAAACTGGGCATCCCGGCCAGCAAGGCCATGGAGGCTATCGTCCGGGCACTGGAAAAGAACTTTGCCGGCGGCATGGAGAAGATGTCAAAGAGCCTTCTGGGTCTTATGTCAACGGTTAAAGACACATCCAGGTTGACCGTTACTGCATTCGGTTCCGGCATGGCCGAACCGGTGAAAAGAATCCTCCTGGATATAACGGGAATGACTGATTACACCAGCGATAAATATAAGGCGTTCAGCAAGAAATTGGAGGAAGCCGGGCATAAAGTAGGAGAAGCTTTTGAAGGGGCATACAATAAAGCAAAGTCGTTTTTCGATGGCTTATCGAGGGACGAAGCATTTCAAAAAATGGACTGGGGAGATAAGGTTGTCTATGTCCTCGACCGGATGATACAGGCCATGGATAACTGGGTGTCTGGCCCAGGTGGAAAACAGGTGGAGAAAGTATTCGTCAAGCTGGCCGAAATAGGAGCCCGGGCCTGGCTGACTGCCCTGGGCGGGCTGGTTAAGGGTGCAGGAGAAGCCCTGTTGCACGGCAATATTCTGGGCAGTGCCGGGTTGCTGGCCGGGGCTGGGTTGCTGGGCGGCGGAATGCTGTTACGCGGGGCTTGGGGTGTTGGCAAAGGGGCTGCCGGCCTCGGTAGGCGCATCCTGGGACGCGGAGCAGTAGCCGGGGCAGGTGTTGCGGCCGAAACGGCAGCGGAAACCGCGATAACGGCGGCCAAGGGCTTTAACCTCGGTCAACTCCTACGTGAATGGTTTGTCACTCCGGCCAGCGAGCGAGCGCTGGAACCTCTTAAACGGACGGTAATCCCTGCCGCTCCTGAACAAGTATTTCGCTATCGCGGATTTATATCCGGGGCGCCAGAGGTTGAAGCATTCAGAATACCCGGCACGGCGACAAGAGCAGTAGGCGGCGGATGGGCGCCTTTGCGCTATATCGGCATGTTTGGCAAGGCTGGAAATATCTTATCGCGGTTGGCCCTTCCCCTCACCTTTGCTACAGGCGCGGCCGAGGTTGCCCTGGCTCGCCCGGAGGAGCGGGTTCAGACCAGCCTCAAGGTCGGTGGCCGTATTGCCGGCGGCCTGGCCGGGGCCTCTCTGGGGGCAAAGGCAGGGGCTGCCATAG